ATTCACGGTGGAAAAATTTTTGTTCGAAGAGGAAGGCAGAGAAAGCAGCAGCAGAGAAAGCAGCAGCAGAGAAAGCGGCAGCAGAGAAAGCGGCGGCAATAGTGTATGAACTATCAGAACGCGAAAAAGCAATTATAAGAATGCTAACGGAAAGGAGCAGCAAGTGCTGAAAGACTACTCAAAGAAGCCCAACCGGGCCGGGATACCCGTATGGCGACCTGCCCAGCCGGTAATAGGCAGAGAGGACGAGCACCAGACCGCCCTTACCCAATGGGTGCGGATGATGCGGACGCAGTACCCCACCCTGACGCTCTACCATCACATACCTAACGGAGGCCTTCGGGACAAACGCACCGCTGCCCGACTGATAGGCCAGGGCGTACACTCCGGCGTACCCGATGTATTTATCCCTGCGGCACGGGGCGGCTACCATGGCATATACATTGAGCTCAAAACTGGCGCCAATAATCCGACCCCAAACCAAAACGAGTTTATGAGCGGCGCTATGGCCGAGGGCTACTATTGCGCGGTCTGCTACGGCTGGCCCTGCGCTGCGGCGGTGATAGAGGATTACCTGCGTATGCCGGCTTCCGGCTGGCGGGACGCAGGTAAAGAACTGCCAAAAGAAAAAAACATCGGAACCGCCGAAAGAAAGAGTGAGGTAGAGCAATGAAAAAGTACACGCAAGCGGATTTTGACAACTTTGAAGTAGATAAGTATGGTCGCAAGATATGCCCTGCTGGGGATTATACTGCAATGAAAAGCTTTGGTGAGGGGTGCAGCTTTGGCAAGGAGTGCATCTTTGGCAAGGGGTGCGGCTTTGGTGCGGGGTGCAGCTTTGGTAGGTGGTGCAGCTTTTGCAATGGGTGTAGCTTTGGCGAACGGTGCGACTTTGGCGCGGGGTGCATCTTTGGCGAGGGGTGCAGCTTTGGCGCATGGTGCATCTTTGGCGCGCTGTGCAGCTTTGGCGAACGGTGCATCTTTGGCGAACGGTGCAGCTTTGGCGCATGGTGCATCTTTGGCGCGCTGTGCATCTTTGGCGAACGGTGCGACTTTGGCGCGCTGTGCAACTTTGGCGAGGGGTGCAGTTACGAAAACGGCGCAGTGAAAAATGGCCGCTATGTCGCCGTGGATAGGATAGGCAGTAAAAACCGAAAAGCCTATTTTTACATAGACGATAACGGCAATATGTTTGTCCGCGCCGGGTGTTGGTTTTCGGATATGGCGGCATTTAAGGAGCGGGTTAAAAAAGTACACGCCGGAACAATCCACGAGAAGACATATCTGGCGGCTTGCGACTTGGCAGAACTGATGTTGAAAGGCGGTAACGAGGAATGACACGTGAAGAAGCTGAAAAGGCATTGGAGGGCAACAATGGCCAAAAGTGATAACGATTATTATAACTACTTACTCTCATGCGGATTTGATGAACAAGAAGCTCGACAAAAACTGAAGGAAAGGGAAATTATGACTGATTTATACCAAGGCAAAAAAGAGCCGAGAGAAATTACAAGTCAAGCATACCAATTGAGCCAAAAACGGCTAACGAAAGACGTTCAAGATTTTTTATGGGGAGGGAGGTACTGACAATGAGTAAATCCTCATATAAGCGCATATCTGGCAAGTCTCACGAAGTCCAGTCACGACTATATAGAAAAGATTGGATATGTATTTCACAACACTGGATTAAGTGGGCGAAGCGATATATGAATAGGGCGTTCAGAAGAAATTATGCAGACGAAAGGGGAACCAATGAGTAAAGAATATATAACCAAAAGCGAGGCGATAGAAGCTGCTTGCGATGCAGTGGAGTTATATCCCTCGGAATATCAAGAGATAGAAAATGCCATTAACAGGGTTGTTGCCGATGTTGCTTTGGTTATGAATACAACGGAGCTTGAAGATTTGAGAGCCAAGTATCAGGCGCTCGTTGCTGAAAAAGACAAGAACAGTGGAGACACGGCCGAAACGTATACAACTGGGTATCGCTATGGTCACAGAAACGGGCAGATTGAATTGCTCCAACAGATTCTGAATATTTGAGATAGTACAAGTGAACCGGAGGAATAAAATGAGTAACTACATCAGCCGGGAGGCAGCGAGTGCGGATGAGTGCAAACACAAGATAAAAACACCATTCGCCAGAATTGTCGTGGAAGGAATACCTGAAAAGCCGTATTACAACATCTGGTACTTTAACCCAGCGGACGGAGAATGCCACATTGGGTTTGGCTCATACTGCCTTGATAATGTGTTTAATTGGCTTGCAGAGGAATTCGAGATCACAGAACCCCGCACAGACGTGGAGCCGGTGCGGTATGGGAAGTGGGTACACTCAGAAATAGAAGACGATGATTGGGGACGGACCTTCCATGAATGGACTTGCTCTGTATGCGGTTATTCGGTAGCGCACAATCCTACTGGAGAAAATTACTGCCCAAATTGTGGAGCGAAAATTGCTAAGGAGGCAACCGATGAGCGAATTTAGCAAAGGCGATATTGTTTGCAACAAATATGCTGGTTCAAATAATCCATGCCGATATTTAATGTATTTTGGCAAAAGTACAATCACACAGGGGCGGTATCGTCACAAAGGTTATGACTGTTTGACATACGACGGACGCAAAATTCAACTGTTTAGAGAAAATAACCCTTTGTATTTGGTGGGGCATTTGCCGGAGTTTCATAGTTTTTTAGCAGCATTGAGAGAGTTGAAGGATTTTAAGGAGAACGAGTATGATTGATACCAAGGACGTTCTTGAGATGATAGATAGGATTATAATTTGTCAAATGTGGTGCGCTAAGTATGGTACATCCGAATGTCCGGCCAATGCGGAATGTTTGAGCACAGTTAATAAGCCATATTTTAAAGTAAAAAGAGCCAAAAACACTTGGTTTGCAAAGTGGCGTAGGAGGCACGATATTAAGCGAATATGTAAAAGATTCCACCATAACTGTGCCGAATGTGTGTATAGTTGTCTTTTCGATGGTGATGCATATTCCAGTGCTGCGTGCAGGCTGAAATACGATGATACAAACGATAAGGAGGAAACGAAATGAGCGAATGGATTAGCGTGAAGGATAGGCTACCGAAAAATCGCACAAGGTGCCTTGTGTGTAGATACGACTTGGTAACAAAAACGAGGTTTATTGATATTTTGTGGTTTACACGTGTGTGGGTAGTAGCGCCGGACTATGGCGTTATCGATGATACGATCACCCACTGGATGCCATTACCAGAATCGCCGAAGGAGGAAGAATAATGGGAAATATATATGAAATGGTATACCAGCAAAGCAGATGTGAGCCGCAGGTTTTAGCTCACGACATTTACCACGGACGAAATTATTATGTGGTCAGTTTTGGCACGCACCCGTGCGCATACGTTGATGTGTCCGACCTATTGAGCATGACGTGGGAAGAACAAAAATATATAGAAAATGCAATAGACTGCCACGGCGGGGTAACATACTCAAGCGTGGAACTTGTGGTAGCGAATAATAAAGGGTGGTATATAGGATGGGATTATGCCCACTACATGGACTACAGCGGGTATATGCCGTGTGGATCGCTTACTAAGAAGTGGACGACCCATGAAATGGTGAGTGAGTGCAAAAGGGTGATAGACCAAATCGAAGGGCTTATAAAGGAACCGCCGAAGGAGGAAAAATGAAACGAGTAATAGCAATAGCAATATTAACCCTGCTGACCCTCACCCTGTGCGGATGCAACGAGGCTGAGGCTGGCAATCGTAGACTGTGGATACTGGATAGTTGTGCGATGTATGGAATATATGTTGATAACCTCACGGGGGTACAATACCTAAAGACAAACCAAGGCGGCGTGTGCGTAATGGTAGACGCAGAGGGAAGGCCGCTGATATGGGAGGGTGCGGAATGAGCTATGAATTACTGCGGCCTGATATATGGGAGTGTATACGGCGCGGGGGCGGATACTGCCCCTGCGCGATAATCAAGGATGAGGAAAGCAGATGTATCTGCAAGGAGTTCAGAGAAGGTCAGGAAACTAACTGCCATTGCGGCGTATGGAGGAAACATGACGATAGGGCAGAGGATACGAATGTACCGAGAAAAGAAGGGTAAGTCGCGGGCTGCGATGGAGCGCGAAACCGGCATAAGCGCGGCGACCATTTATCACTATGAGATGGACAGCATGGAGCCGACCGCGAGCAGAATCATATGGTTGGCAGATTATTTTAACATAACGGCAGATGAATTGTTAAGGAGGGACTAATGACGAAACGCGAACAACGGGCATACATCAGGCGGTTGCTTGTTCGTTGGGGGAAAGCCAAGAGAAACGCGAAAGAAATAGATAAAAAAATAGCCAGCATCAAAGAGAGAATGGAAGCGGTAGCAGATATCCGCCCACAGGTTTTATCGGGTATGCCGCACGGCAGCGACATTACCGACCCGACCGCCCGGAGCGCTATAAAGCTCATGGCGGCAAAGGAGCGGTATAATCTGCAAATGGCTGAAATGCTGGAAAGAATAAACGATGATATGTCATTCGTGGCGTTCATAGATGCCGCATTAGATGAGTTCCCCGCGAACCAGAGAAGGGTAATCGAGTTGAAATATAACTTTTACGAACATTTCTATTCGCGGGATATGCCGTCTAATACCAGGGTAGGTGTAAAAATGGATAAATCCCCAAAGGCAATAGAACACCTCGAAGAACGTGCGATAGACAGAATGATGAAATACATAGACATACCGGAATAGGAGGAAACAATGAGAATAAGCGATTTACCATTCGGAACCAACATCAAAATCCCCGAGCGCCGCGAGGATGGAACCTACGAGCTGGCTGACTACACCCTCGGTTGCCTCAATAATTTTGACGTAGGCACCGTAGGGCTTATCCGCAAAGACATACACAGCCGGTGCTGGTTTGGCGACAGCACGGAGTACGCCGATTCCGACCTGGACGAACGCATGACGGAAATATACAACAGCTATCCCGACGAGCTTAAAGAACTGATTATCCCCAGCACGATCCCGCTGTATAACGGCAGCGGCGCTGAGGATATAACACGGAAAGTATTTGCCCCCACAATGACCATGGTAGGCTGCGGCGACAACCACGGAGTGGACGAAGGTTTCGCATGGCCTATATTCACGGGAAGGAATAGCCGAATAAAGACCCTCAACGGCGTGGCTGCTCTCTGGTGGCTTTCCTCGCGGTACTCCTCTGGCGACGCTTGGGTCGTCTACATGGACGGCTCCGCCGACGACTTCGACTCGTCTTTCACGTTTGGTGTTGTCCCCACTTTTTTAATCCCTCAATCGGTACAGATTGACGACACGCCGTACAATGACGGCAGCTACAGATTGACGGTGCTGAATTATGCTTGATTCAGGATGGCAGTAACAAGAATAAGATTTGGACGAAAGGAGTTAAAATGAACGAATTACAGATATTTAACAACAACCAGTTTGGAGAGATAAGGACTACTATTAAGGATGGCGAACCGTGGTTTGTGGCGTCTGATGTATGCAAAGCTCTTGAATTAGAGCAGGTGAGCCGTGCAATGGACAGGCTGGATGAGGATGAAAGGGGGTTACTAAAAGTAACCCACCCCCAAAGCCCCACAAAAACACAAGAAGTGAACGGCGTGAATGAATCCGGCCTCTATCATCTTGTGCTTTGTTCTACTAAACCGGAAGCCAGAGCATTCAAGCGGTGGATAATTCACGAAGTTCTGCCCTCAATCCGTAAACATGGTATGTATGCCACACCGACCACGATAGAACAGATGATAGCCGACCCCGCCAACGCCATAAAGGTGTTTTCAGCCCTTAAACAAGAGCAGGAGCGGCGGAAGGAGCTTGAAGCGACAGTAGAACACAACGCCCCCAAAGTGCTGTTTGCGGAGGCCGTGCAAGCCTCACACGATAGTTGCTTAGTGGGACAGCTTGCAAAGATGATACGCCAGAACGGGAAGCCCATAGGGGCTAACAGAATGTTCGCATGGTTGAGGGATAACGGCTGGTTATGTAAGAAGGGCGAAAACTGGAATATGCCCACCCAAAAGGCTATGGAAGCCGGATATTTTGAGATAAAGGAAACGGTTATAGCCAACCCTGACGGAAGCACCAAGATAACCCGCACCCCGAAGGTAACGGGGAAAGGGCAGATTTATTTCATCAATTGGTTTTTGAGGGGAGAAAATGAAAATAGCTGTATATGCCATAGCTAAGGACGAAGAAAAATTCGTTGACAGGTGGTATGAGACGGCAAAAGAAGCTGATTATGTCTGCGTTCTCGATACGGGGAGCGCAGACAAAACCGTTGATAAGCTGAAATCATACAACTGCATCGTAAAAACCAAAATCATACAGCCGTGGAGATTTGATGTAGCGCGAAATGAATCATTGAAAATCATACCGCAAGATGCGGACGTGTTGGTATGCCTCGACCTGGACGAAATCATACAGCCTGGCTGGGCGGAAATCATACGGAAAAACTTTCACGGGACGCGGGGAAGATATTTATATGTTTGGAGCCATGAATCATACGGCAGGGACGGAGTATCATTCAACGCCGATAAAATTCATACAAAATCATACTACTGGAAGAATCCCGTTCACGAAGTGCTGAAATCATACGGCGAAGAATCATACTGCGATTTGCCGTTGAGGGTTGACCATTGGCCCGATGAGACGAAAAGTCGAAGCAATTATCTGCCGCTTCTGGAACTGGCGGTTAAGGAAGAGCCGGAGAACGACCGAAACATGCATTACTTAGGCCGCGAATATATGTTCCATCGGGAATACAGTAAGGCCATTGAAACGCTGGAGAAACATCTCGCTCTTAGAAGCGCCGTGTGGCCGCCTGAGCGGGCCGCCAGTATGCGTTTTATTGCCCGGTGTAAAATCATACAGGGAAAACAATTAGAGGCCGAGGCGTGGCTACAGAGGGCTATAATCGAGGCCCCCGAATACCGTGAAGCATGGTTTGAAATGATGAAAATCATGTATCATGCTAAAAACTGGAAATCATGCATCTATTACGGCGAATCATGCGTGAACATACGGGAAAGGCCGTTATCATACATCTGCGAGCCTGACCCGTGGGGGCCGCTGCCGTTTGATATGCTGTCCATTGCCTATTATAACACAGGCTGCACCAGGGAAGCCCTGGAAGCGGCAAATCATGCGTTGATGTACGGCCCCGATGACAGAATCATGCAGAACGTGAAAATCATGCAATCATATATCGGGGAACCGTCCTAAAGTCTCCCGCACGACCCCAAGCCGGAAATCATATATCCCCACGCCGTCACACTCTCGGCGGTAGATACGGGCGGCGGCGCGGGCCTCGGCGAGGGTGTTAAACTCCCGCCGCTCGTCGTGCCCCTCACCCCTCGTCCATGTAATAACCTGATAACGCATATTGTACCTCTTATATCATTATCCCAAACTTTGCCGCGAGTAGCTCCCGCCGCGCTTGCGGTATCGGCTTAACTCCGGCGCACCAAGAATGCACGGCGGCCTTGCTTACCTCGCAGGCTTCGGCGGCCTGCTCCAACGTCAGATTGCGGGCCTTGAGCTGATCCCGCAAATACTCGCCGTCGCCGAGCACGGGAGCGCACCGGCCATGCATATATGCAAGCTCCCACATGCCTTGCTGGTTGAGCGGCAGCGCGTGCTCGTCCTCGGTTATATCCTCCGCGCCTTGCAGCGCGTCCCGTATGGCTCTATCGACTTCCGGGGTGAGCTTGCGGTTAATAATCATATACCGCAAGCCCTCACCCAGCCCACGGATGGGCCACATATTAGCTGTCTGCACCCGGCAGTGCGCCCCGATGATGTCGGGGAGCTGCGCCGCCATGATACCATACGCCCGGCCCAGGGCATTAACCGTGTTGTCTGTCATGTGCTCACCTCCGTTAATCCTGCATGACCCAGACGCGATAATCAGTTACGGACATAACAGCCCAGCCGCCGTCAACCTCAACCACAACCTCATCACCACGGCAATTTTCCGCTGCCTCGTCATACGTGTTAAAATGTACCATTTCCATATCCTCCTTTTTTGTTTTTACCAAACCGTCACGATCTCGTCATAATAGGGATTACTGCGCTCTACGTCGTAATAATCGCCGTCATAGTAGCGGGCCTCCAGCAAATCAATACCAGCTAGCCCCTCGGGGTCATCGGTGATCTCGTACTCAACGGGCAAACCCAACTCCCGAGCCGCGCTGAGGGTGTGGTGCTTGTCAGTTTGCATAGCATACTCTACACCGTCGATTATGCCAACATAGGAGCACGGGACGATGATACTTTTAGCACCGGCGGCGGTAAGCTGCTCTATTTTTTCGGCTACTTTTTCGGGGTTGATGTAGTGCTGGCTGCTGATGATTGTCATTGTCGTGTGCTCCTCTCTTGTTATGTCTATATTATATACCTGTCAGATTAAAAAGTCAATCAAAAAGATAGACAAACTAAAATAATAAGGCAAATACTTTTGGGGCGGGGGTTGGTGGGGGTAAATACCTATTATAATATCAATATGGAGTATTAGACCGACCCCCCGCAGGGGCAAAAAAGAAAAAAGAAAAATTAAAACGGTTGTCAAAGTCCCCCTATAAAGGGGGATAAACTATCGCAATAAATAGATTACCGTTGCGGATTGAGGAGGTGTAACGTATGGCAAGCAGTAAGGATCACTATAGAGGCCAGCCCCGACAGAGGCCAGAGCTTACCGAGGAGCAAAAAAAGGCAATCCGGCTGTGGGTATGGGGCGAGGAGCAGGAGGACGGCACTACCCATTATATAGACACTAAGTCGGAGTTAGCCCAAAAGGTGGGGGTGCACAAGTCCAATATTACACGGTGGTTTAACGAGTTCCCTCTATTTGCGGAGGAGCTGGACAGGCAAACCGCGCTGCGCAACGCGCAGGATGATAAGTTCTACCAGCGCATGAGGGCAAGGGCGCAACTTGTACTACAAAAAAACCTAAATGCCCCCTATGCACGGGATTCTACGGCTGCCGCCCTGGCTATTTTGAGCCGCTGTGGGGACGTTGACGGTGTGCGGGTAGAGGTCGCCCAGGCCGACGCTGATAGAGTGGTTAGGGGCGGTTTTGGACGGTCTGACGGTGATGTATAGCGTCTGTATATCCTGCATATTTCCGGCCCAACTATACGTTAAAGTGTAGTTTAACGAATAGTTATAAAATAAAATGTATAAAGTGTTGAATGATACGGGGTTAATACCTGCATACTGCGTATAAATATGCAAAAGTGCGGATGAATAACCCCGTTTATGCACTGTAAAAATGTATGTATATGCTGCATAATCGGAGGGGGGGTGCCATGGGGGTGGTTTTTGTAGGGGGAACGCGCCAGACATATAGCTCCCCGCACATTTTTTCTCCCCCACAAAATGGACATTTACACAATCTGTGCCAAGTATAACGTTGACCCTAACGATGTGGTCTACTACTTCAAGCTGCGTAACGGTGAACCGCGCCTTATCCTTAAGGACGATTTCAACGATGTGTACGCCTGCACCCTCGATGAGAAAGCGAGAGTGCAGCTCATCTTCGGCGGACGCGGCTCCGGCAAATCGAACCACATTGTAAGGGAGATAGTAGCCGATACCTATAACGGTCATAATTGGCTTGTGTGCCGTTATTACAAGGTAGACTTAAGAACATCTTGCTTCAATGAAATAATCTCTGTAATAGACGAATGGGGGCTTACAGACGAGTTTTCGGTAGACAAGTCTACCATGACTATTACCTGCCTGTATAATGGCCGTCAGATAATCTTTGGTGCGCTGGAGGAAACGCGGAGATTGAAGTCATTGAAGCCGAAGAAGGGTATACTGACCGACATATTCATGGAGGAAGGTGACGAATGTCCTTCTTATGAGGCGTTTGAGGTTCTGGACAATTGTTTGAGAGGTATTGATAAGGACGCGAAGCTGAGAGGATTACCGCAGCCGAACAAGAGGATAATAATGGCGTTCAACCCATTCCCTGAAACGCACTGGCTTTATAAGGTCTTTTTTGAACCTTTGTGGCATCATCCCGATGTGAAGTCAATAGACGAACTGAAATCTCTGACCCTGAAAGACAAGACCGCGAGGGGCGTGGTCGAAGGTTCAGATGTTTTTATTTTGAAAACGACTTATGCCGACAACCGTTTTCTCACCGAGGAAGATATTCAGAAGCGGGAGCAATCCACCGGGCAAAGATTATGGGTAGATACGTTAGGGAATTTTGGCAGATTAGGTTCTACCGTGTTCGAGCGCGGAAAGCACTGGAATATTGCAGACCTGTCCGGCAGGGAATTCAGGAATATCCGTGTCGGCAGCGACTTTGGATATAATCACCCCTGCGCTTTCGTTAAGTGTTCGCTGGATAAGCATAACCACAAGATATATGTGTTTGATGAATTATTCGTGAACGAGGTCACTACCCGCCAATACGGGGAGCTGATCTACAATAAGGCGTTAGGCCATGTAGTGTACTGTGACGCGGCGGAGCCTGACCGTATCAAAGAACTTAAAGAGATGGGTATCCATGCGGACAAGTGCAAGAAGGGCAAAGCCAAGGGGGCGAAGTCCGCTATCACCCGAAGAATAGACTGGTTGCACGACTATGAAATAATAATCGACCAGAAATGCGTGAACCTGATAGGAGAGTTTAAGGTTTATCGGTGGAAAACGGATTCCGCCGGGCAGAAGTTAGATATACCGGAGGACGCGGACAACCACGGCATAGACGCGCTTTCGTATGCCCTGGGATATGATATATTTGCCGGTACTAAGCTTATCGGCGGAGGTAGGATACTGTGACAGAAATGATTTTAACGCGGGAGGAAGCCCGCAGGATAAACGGGGATAACATAAGGACCGTATTCGGCTGTGCGCTGGAGGATTCCATTCTGAAAAGGTGCGATATGTACAAGGAATACGACTGCGCCGATATGAATGGCATATATTCCCCTATCCCTAAATACGCGGTAGATATAGCCGCCGGATACTTCATAGGTTCCCCATGCAAATATTACGTTCAGACGAATACGGTAGTCAAAAAGACTTCCGATGTTGCCGGGCGGCCTAAGATGCAGTTTGAGGACTTGCCCGATAAGAATCCGAGGGACGACGCATATTTGAACCGTTATCGTGCGATAATGCGCCGGAACCACGAGGACAAGGAGAATATGAGGCTTGCCACTTCCGCGCTGATATGCGGCACGGCATACGAACGGATATACGCTTCTAAAAGGGACGGCCTGATAGCTCCAAAGTTCAAGCCCGTGGATCCCAGAAAAGCAATGCTGTTCCACGACCAGACCATAGACCGCAATCCCACGGCTTTTATCATTCGAGAAGAATATTTTTCGCTCGTGGACAATCGAAATTATGAGACCTATGAACTGATTACGGATGACCGCTGGACAAAGTATATATTTGACGGCAACGTTCGGGAAGAACCCGCTACAGCTTCCGAAATGGCGCTGCTTAAGACCTGTGGCATACCCATTGTAGAATACCCCATGCCAAACAGGGAGGGGTATTTTGAAAAGGTTCTTCCGTTGGTTCACGCGAGAAACGCCATTCTGAACAACGTTTCCAACACGTTTAAATATAACGATGAGGCCATTCTTCTTATGATTGGCTACATGCAGCCCGAAACCGATGAGGACGAAGAAGAACTCCACGAAAGGCTGTCCAAGTTCAAGACCTTATATTTAGGCGAGGATAATAAGGTTGAATGGCTGATAAAGAACGTTGATATACAATCCATTCAAGGGTACTTCAACATTCTGACTGGCGATATATATGCCTCTTTAGGCCAGACTAATCCCACGGAAATTGCCGAAGTCTACCAGAATATCCAGGCCGTCAGATACCAGAACTACGGTATGGATAACACGATAATAGCGTATGAGCGTAACTTTGAAAAAGGTCTGCTGGAGGGCAGGGCGCAGAAGATAACCGCGCTGATGAATGAGGGAACCGCCAACCACTATAATTGGGAAGTGTTAGATGTGGCGTTCGCAAGGAATATTCCTTCCTCTATGACGGACGAGGCGCAATTTATGACCCAAGTCAAGGGCTCCGGGCTACTTTCAGATAAGGACATTCTTGATATGGTGTCTTTCGTGGAGGATTCCGAGGCCGCCCATCAGCGGAAGCTTGAACAGGATAAGCAGGAGGCAAACGAAATAGCGGAGGCAATGAATGTACGAGTACGGGGACGAACGGGCGAAGAGCCTGAAAAAAACAATAACGAGGGCGTTTCTGAAAACTAAGGAAACGCTCTTTTATATTGATTCCAACACAAAGGTAATCGACCAGATAAATCTTCTGTACAGAAAAATCCTGAGATTGTCCGAAGAAGCGTATTTAGACATCGCCAAGAAAGCATACGCAGACCATAACGGGCCGGATAGGATACTCGAAGCGTGGGTAATAGGTATTCTGGACGATTACGACCCTGTTGTTAAATATGTTTTCACAAAAGAACTGGAGCGAAAGGGGGCAAGATTAGCTGAATCTATAATCGCAGATGCCGAGTACTCCGGCAAAGACCCCCCTACCGTCAATTATCCCCCGATAAAGCAGGATTTCACGCGGGGATTGAACTATGTGACGTGGCAAACAGACCAATTCGCTATCACCGTTGAAGATAAGACCGTGATAAGGGCCTTTAAGGACAACGGTTATAAAAAAATCAAGTGGCACACACAGGACGATGAAAAAGTCTGCAAAGAGTGTGAAGAACGTAACGGAAAAATTTATCCAATAGACAAAATACCGACAAAACACCCTAATTGTCGGTGCTATTTTACGCCAGAGAAGGCATAAATCCCATTTTGTCAGAGAAGACATAAATCCCAAAGGAGAAAAAATGAAAATAGACATTACCAAAATGGAAGGCTATCGGGAAGATATGACCGCCGAGGAAAAGCTTGCGCTTTATTCCTCTTATGAATTTACACCTGATTACACAGGATATGTAAAAAAAGATGTATTCGACAAAAAAGCCTCCGAGGCCGCCGAGCTGTCGAGGAACCTTAAATCCTATAAGGAGAAGGAAATGACGGACGAGCAGCGCAGAGCGGAAGCGGAAAAGGCCGCAAAGAACGCGGAGAACGAATACAAGACTAAGATTTGCAGCCTTGAAATAGGCAAGATATTTGCCGGAGCAGGGCTGAAAGAGGACGATTTCCCCGAAATGCCTACATTCACGGAGACGGATAAGGCTACGGCCTTTGCGAACTCCATCGTAAAGCTTCTGTCTGCCAAGGTGATCGCGGCGGAGCAGAAAGCGAAAACTGACCTTCTGGGCGGCGGCACACCCCCTGCTTCCGGGGCAGAGGCAAATGAAGCCGCTCAACTCAAAGCGGAGTGGGCGGAAGCTGTCAAGTCGGGCAATATGCTTAAGCAAGTGCAGCTTATGACCCTCGCGCAATCCAAAAAAATAGACTTAACTTAAAGGAGAAAATATCATGGCAAACGCCCCTATAATGAGTTTTGCAGTACCTAACTATTCCGGCCTGCTCTACACCAAGAGCAACACCCAGACCCCGTTTATAAACCTTATAGCGGAGCCTCAGTACACCAATCACGTTCAGTTCGCGGTAGATCAGGAGTATTCCCTTGACACTCCCTCCCAGCCTGCCATATCCGAGCAGGCATCCATGACCGCGCCTGACACCAAGAAGATAACCCGCACCCAGCACACCAACGTCACCCAGATATACCAGAGGGCTTGTGAGATTTCCTATGCCAAGGAATCTAACATGGGTACTATGAGCGGTATCAACATAGCCGGTCAGCAGGCGAACCCCGGCGACGAGTGGAACTGGCAGATTTCCCGCCAGATGCTCAATATCGCCAACGATATAGAGTTCACTTCCTTGCAGGGCGAATATAACGCCGCTACCACTGATGCTACCATCAACAAGTCCCGTGGTATTCTTACCGCGCTGACCACCAACGTCATAGACGCGAAGGGTTCAGGTTCTACCGCTGCCGCGCTGACCAAGGCCATGATAAAGTCACTGGTCAAGTCCATCTTCGACAACGGCGGCGACGTGAACGGCATGATACTGATGTGCAATTCCTTCCAGAAGGCGGCTATTTCCGCGCTGTATGAGGGTTCCATGCAGATGCCGGATTCCCGCATGGAGGCCGGTGTGAACGTGACCCGCCTTATCACCGACTTCGGCGATGTGGGCATAGTCCTTTCCCGCGCCATGCCCAAAGACCAGATACTTCTTTTCCGTCGTGATGTAGTGCATCTTGTAGAGCAGCCCACCCCCGGCAAGGGCAACTTCTTCTTTGAGGAACTGGCTAAGAACGGCGCGGGCAAGAAGGGTGAGATATTCGGACAGGTAGGTCTGAACTACGGCCCTGAATGGCTCCACGGTAAGATAACCAACCTCACCACTGAATAACCATGAAATTTTATCAGGGGAACAAAACGAGTATCCCCTTTGATGTGAAGGAAGATAAGGCCATAGCACAGTTTGTGCATGGCCTTTTTGAGACTTCCAACGAAGCGACGATAAGAAAGCTTATCGCCCTGGGATACGAACACGACGGAGAGTTTAAGGAAGAAGAACCCAAGCGGCGGGGCCGCCCCAAAAAGGAGGAATAAATGAATGAGGTAATGGTAAACAACGTAAAACTTCAAACGGGTGCGCCGGATGGCGTTGTCCTGATGTTTTTGGAGCGGTATACCGCAGTAGCGTGTGCCATTACCCGCTACAAGGAGCCTCCGAAGTGGTTAGAGCCCTATATAGAGGACGCGGCGGTAAAGGCGATAGGGAAGATGGGCGCAGAAGCCTTTAATTCCCAATCTGCGGCGGGAGTGTCCACTAACTATATAGATATCACCGAGAACCTTAAACAAGCCTTAAAAGGCAAAATGAACCCGTTAGGAGCGGTATATGAGAGCGAAGGATAAGAAGGACGTTTATGTGCTTGCCCCCATTAAGGAGACGATGAACGGGCAGACTGTTGTTTCAGAGTGGGCCTTAGTCAGACGGTATAAGCTTGTGGCTAACTCTGCCGGAAGCGCAGAGGATATAGCTATGTACGGCGAACGTATCAAGGAATATATCAAAATCTGCAAAGACCCCTCCGACGGTCCTGTTCAGATAGTCGAGGGTGACGGAATCTGCTTGAATGACCCGCAGGAAACGCCAAGCTATATTGTGGAATCTGTCAACTCCGCCCGTGGGTTCGCGACATACACGGCAAAGAAGTATGTTTAACGTAAAAGTCAAGGTAATACGGAGATTTGAAAGGCCGGATATTCAGTCCGCTATCCGAAAAGGCATAGAAAGCGGCGGTAAGGAAATGGCGGATATAGCTATCTCCATGGTTCGCGTTGATTCGGGGGAATTGAAAGATTCGATAGAATTTACCATCTTCGATGAGAAAACGGGGGCCATAAAGGGGAAGGTACATACCGCAGCTATCCCACAGGCTATGACGCTGGAATACGGTACGGGTATTTATAACGAGCTGGGTTCTTCGGCAAAAATCCCGTGGTATGTCCATGAGAGCATGGCAGACCTGAGCAAGTACAACTTTGAGACCGTCCTAAGCAAGAAGGGACTGTTCTACAAGGTTTATGGCGCACACCCTCACCCCTATATGAAGCCCGCCTTTGACGCGGCAAAGGATTTTGTCGTTCAGTCCGTGGCGGACGAGATAAGGAAACTGCTATGACGAATATCTATAAGGACGCTCAGAAGTATCTTAACAAAAAACTTAAAGTTGAGGTTCAGCCGGAATCTGACGAGACCCCCGAAAGGTATCCTATCGTGACATTGAACATCACACAGGAGACATCGGTAAAATCCTTAGAGGGCGAAGCGCTTCCCGCCACCTCAATAAGATGTGGTGTGTGGGGCGAGACCTACATAAGCACCAAGGGATTTACGGGCGTTCTCGATTTGGCTGACAAACTCCACGCCGCAATGTTGGAAAAACACTACATAAAGACCCGCACGACAGAGCCATACCGCGATTCAAGCGGCAAATGGCACGTCAACGTGGTCTATTTCAAAAAAACCAAAACTTTTTAAAAGGAGAAATATATGGCACAGTATCAAGCTTCCGTAGGCCAGCGCGTATTTTATGATACCGCCTACACTATGGCAAACAAGACCGAGATAGCCGGTCTTACCCAGACCCCCGATAAGGGCGGCTCACCCTCCGAGGTTTCCGTAAACATTATATCTGAATATTTCGTGCGTAACCTTGCCGGTCAGCAGGAAATGCCCGTATTCGAGTATTCCATTGTTCCCGACTTCACCGCCGAGGCCGGCAATATGGCGAAGATGGGACTTCTGGTCGGTGATGTTATCTGGATTTACGAAGAGTACGAGATACCTTCTGACCCGAGCAAAATCGGAACCGGCATTTTGTACAAGGGCAAGGTCGTATCCATGTACGCAGGCGGTCAGCAGGCGAACAACGCCCAGACGGGCGCATTCTCCGTCAACCTTGTCGGCGATTCCGTGTATATCGCATTCCAGGGCGAAACGACTTCCTATGTTGACCTGTTCAACGGCAAAACCGTAACTACCCCCGTATAAAGGAGAACAACATGAATATCGGTGAATTTGAACTTAAAGCCTCCTGCAAGGCTTATTGCGACCTCAAACAGAAAATAGGTGCTCCTAATCTCAAAGTAAAGTTCCTCACCGCTTACGAGCAGGGCGATTTAGATTTCTTTGCAGATGTGGTAATGTCGTTTGCAAACCCCAAGCCCAAGAATAAGCAGGCAGTGTTTGACGAGTTTGACAAGCTCATGGAGCAGGGTACTTACATGGAGGACATCTATACCGAGCTGGTGAACTTTGCTTACGGTATGGGTTTTTTCGGTCGTGTAGACCTGAAAGGGCAGAGCATTCAGGACTATATGAGGGAGCCCTTAAACAAGCTGGATATGTCGGCGGCAATGACCGATGCGATAACGGCGGCGGCGGCGGACGTGGCAAAGAGCGTCGTTCGCTAAGAGAGCAGTTCGAGGACGTTAAGAAAAACATTGAAAAGGACTTCACCGATATAATCTACGATTTGCTCAAACGTGCAAGCATGGCGGGAATGCTCCCAAACCAGTTTTGGGAGCATGAACCCGCCGATATTGTAGACTACATCGAAGCCCGCGAGGAAAACCAGTGCAGGGAAATGTACTATTCAAGCGTGCTGGTATCAAGGTTTATTGCCGCCAACATAAGCAATATGTTCTCCAAGTCCAAGCACGATTTGCCGAAGTATGAAGAACTGTTTGTTCCTGCGTCGTGGGAGCGGAGCCTTGACAACAGGATAGACGAAATAAGAAATAAATTCGGAGGATATGTCCGTGGTCGTTGAAGAATTACAAATTTTAGTCGGTTGTGATGCTTCAACCGCCGAGAAGGTCTTGACCGAGCTGGAAACCAGACTTAACCGATTTGTAAAGCAGTCGGCAAGCAGTATGCAGAACGCGAAGGCCATACGCGCACAGGCCGCAGCGGAAAGGGAAGCGCTTAAAACCGAAGCCGCAAGGGTGAAGTACGCGGCTCAAATGGAAGAAGCCAATGCGCGGTTGGCTATTGCAAAACAAAGGCTTTCAAAAGCCAATAAAGCGGCGGAAGAGACGGCAAAAAAAGAAGCTGCTGCACGAGCTGATGAAATACGTTGGGCGAAACTGGCCGCCGATGCCGCCGAGGAAACGGCGGCAAGGATACGCGCCGCCGCAGAGGATGAAGCGCAAGCCCGTGCTGATGCAAACGAGGCATACGCCAAGCGTCGCGCTCTTTGGGAAGATAATGGTGGTAAGAGTATCGAACAGGCATTCAGGGGAAAAGATAAAAACTGGATTCCAAGTATTGATGAAGCCATTCAAAAAATGCAACAAATACAAGGCGAGACGGAAGGGGCCGGCAGTAAGTTCGACGTATTCAGGGAAAAGGTCGGGACAATCAAAGAGAAGTTTGGCGAGATCGTCACGGCTTTTGGAGGGATAAAAGCAAAAGTCGGAGCTGTCGTATCGAAAATAGCCGGAGCTGTAAAGAAAGTATTCGGCAAGGCTGTAGATGCGGTTAAAACCAAAGTAAAAGATATCACTTCTGGTTTCTCTAAAATGGGAAAGGCTGTGACAAAGATACTGTCGCGTATGATTATATGGCGAAGTATCAATGCCTTAATCATGGGAACTACCGAAGGTATGAATAATATGGTGCAGGCCAGTAATAAGGCCAACGCCGCCATGTCCCAGCTGCAAAGCGGTTTTACTTATGTCAAAAACAGTATAGCAGCTATGTTGCTTCCTGCTCTGCAATCCATACTCCCGGTAATAAACAAGATAATGCAGGCGGTAGCCGGTTTGTTTAATATGCTGGGCGCACTGTTCGCAAAATTCAGAGGCGATTCCACCTTTACAAAGGCGGTATATGTGCAGCAGGATTACGCAAAATCCCTTAATAAATCCAACAAAGCCGCAAAAGATCTGAAAGGCACTCTTGCGGGATTCGACCAGATCAACCTTATCCAGCAGCAGAAGGACAGCGGCGGAACAGGAGGCGCGGATACTTCCGGAATGTTCAAGGAAACATCTGTTGAGAGTATGCTTCCGACCGATGTTTCCAAATGGATGGATAAACTTAAAGCCGCCATAAAAGCCGGAGACTGGAAAGGTGTAGGTACAGTCATTGCACAAGGCTTAAATACCGCAGTAAGCCAGCTCAACGGTTGGATAGATAAGCTCCGACCTAAGATACTGAAAACCGTTCAGGATATCGTAGAAGCGGTAAACGGCTTTATAGAGAACTTCAACTTCCGTAAGCTCGGCAATACCCTCGCCAACGGGTTTAACCTTGCTATGAAGGTTGTTGCAAAGTGGCTCAAAGGTATCAAATGGAGCGACCTCGGAAAAGGCATAGGCGATTTTATCAATGGCTTTGTGGAAGATTGGGATACAACCGCGACCGCTGATGTTATAGAGGCGAAGATAGGCAGTGTTCTTGATTTTCTGACAGGTATTATAGAAACAACGAACTGGGACGAGGTAAGCTCGAAGCTGAGGGAAATGCTTGAAAATATTGATTGGGAATCAATAGCTAAGAAAGCATGGAAACTCTTTAAGACTGCGCTTGCCGCCGCTGATACCCTGATAACAGGAACTCCATTTGAGATTAGCCAAATGCGCGGTTCAAAAAAGAAAACATACGATACAGGTAAAACCAATAAGTATGGTGCAAAGGTTATCCATGTTGAAAGTGTAATTTCGGCGGAACCGGCTGACGACCAATCGAAAAAGCTTATAGATTGGGCGCAAGTCAAGGATGATAGAAAGACTTTACGCGCTAACTTTTTTATCGAACAAAAAAATTCGGTTGGGGATTGGAACGAGATAAGGGAATGGTGGGAAAACCTCCAGCCTGAAAACGAGAAACAGGTTCGCCTTAACACGGAGGGTGCAACCCTTAGCTTGGATAACCTCCGCGAAGAATGGAACAGCTTCAAGGAGTGGTGGGGGAATACTGGTATCGCCAAGTGGTTCGAGGAAAAGGTTCAGCCGTGGTTGACTAAAGAAAAGTGGGCAGAAGCCGGTGAAGGCATGAAAGAAGGCATCGGAGAGAAATGGGAGGCCGTCGTTGAATGGTGGAATACTTTAGGCATTGTGAAATGGTTCCGTGAGAATGTTGAGCCGTGGTTCACAAAAGAAAAGTGGACTTCTGCTATGGACGGAGTTGAGCTCGCGTTTAAGGACGTGTTCAAGAAAGCCATTAACGCTGCTATATCGCTGATGAACAAGCTCATCAACTGGGTAAATGAGAAGATGCACATTACCATTGATCCTCTTGTTATTGGCGGCAAAACGATATTCGCGGGCGTAGACAAACAATTATTTACCCTTAAAACTATTCCCCTGCTGGCGCAGGGCGGCCTTGCTTACGGCGATACCCTTGCAAGGGTAGGCGAATACGCCAACGCCAAGAACAATCCCGAAGTCATAGCCCCCCTTGATAAGCTGCAATCCATAATGGGCGGGCTGAACGATAAGGATACCCAAACCATCATAGCCCTGCTCAAGAGGATAGCGGATAAGGATATGGAGATAGCACTGTATCCCTCTGCGAAGCTGGGCAGGATAGTCAATCAATCGGTCAATATGAACAATATTGCCATAGGTAACGTGTGATGTATAGATATGATATAGGCTTAAAGGCAGGGAGCTATACGCTCCCCGACCCCTCTAAACTGAATATGACACTCGCTGACCTTGACACGGAGGCTGAAAGAGACGCTTCCGGCACACTCAACCGAACGATGGTAGCGCAGAAACTGACCGTTGAATTGTCGTGGGACGTGCTGACATGGGAGCTGTGCTCGGCGATATTACAGGCTGTCGATTCCGACAGCTTTCCTTTTACCTGTCCGAACCCTAAGACCCTTGCGGGTAACTATTCCGGCACGTTTTATGTAGGCGACAGGAAAGAAGAAATTATCTGGTTTCCCGAAGGTGATAAGAACAAGGCGTATATTTCCTTGAGCATGACGGTAATAGAGTATTGACACTTCCCCCTAAAGGCGTAATAATGAAATTACATATCTTTAGGGGGTTTTGTTATGAAAATAATAGCTCTTAAATGCCCGAACTGTAATGCCGATATAGAGTTAGATCAGGATAGGGAATTTGGTTTCTGTAATTATTGCGGAACCAAGATAATGATCGCCGATGCCGTACAGAAAGTGAGCGGAACGGTAAACATAAATCGCTCGTCCGAAATCAATAACATTCTCAAAAGAGCGAAAGACTACGAAGAACGGCAAATGCTTGATGAAGCCGAAAAATATTACGACCGTGCTCTTGATATTGACATGGACAATCAGGAGGCACAAGAGGGCTTGGAACGTGTAAAAACAACGATACTCGAACCCAATGTGATAATAGAACGCCCGGAGTTGGAAGGTTCATACGCCGAACAAATTGTAGTCAGCGAGGACGGTGAAGAAGTGTGTCGGCTCGGTTTGGGCGAACGCAGTTTTATAGAATGCCCGGTAGGCAGGCACGTGTTTGACATAAGAACGAGGAATGAAGCCATTAAAGCACGAATAACCATAAAAGACAGGCGGGATAGCGCGAAAATTTCTCTCTGGTTCCAGCGCGGGTATGGACTGTACGGCAATGCAGAGGGTTCCGCGAAGATAGTGACCAAGGGCGCAAACGCCGTTCCAGCGGAAACCAAATCGGTAAATATAAACGACACGCCGACAGGCGGCGGCGGATTTAATGTATATCTGGGCGGTAAACCTAAGAAGAGCGGTTGCCTGACCAAAATCCTAATCGCATTCGGCATATTGCTTTTACTCGGAATTATCGGCTCATTAAGATAAATACTCCGTGACACCTTCGGGTGTCTTTTTTATTGGAGGCAAAATGTATACAGTAAGCACAGGCTTTCGTAACGCCGTAATGTCGGGCAAGCCCCAAAAGCTAAAGCTGACATTCGGCGAAAATCAGATAGCGGAACAAAACCTCTCTATCTCCGGCTTGACCTATTCAAGCATGGCTTTCGAGGACGAAGAACTGACGATAGGCGCGGCCTGTTCTGCAGAGCTGGGGATAGAACTCCTTAACTTTGACGGGGGGCTGTCCTCTTTTAACTTTGACGGCACGGAGTTCACCGCCTCGATAGGCGTACTCGTGGGGGAAGAATACGAATACGTTCCTCTGGGCGTGTTTATCTCCGAAAAGCCCGATAAACTAAAACCTAAAAAAATAAGCATCACCGCCCATGACAGAATGGTAAAGTTCGATGTGAGCGCAGATGCTTTTCTTAATTCCCTTTCGTATCCGACTACACTAAAAAATATTTTCACATTGCTTTGCGCTCATGTCGGCGTACCCGCTTCAACGGCAGACTTCCCCAATTCGGGGAAAACCTTTGATTCGCCGCTGTTCAGGACGCAAGATGTTCTCTGCCGGGAAGTTCTGCAATGGATAGCCGAGGCGGCGTGTTCCTTTGCCCGCATATCCCGAAGCGGAGTATGTGAACTGGCGTGGTTCACCGATACCGATATCACCTTTAATAAGACCGCCAATTCTGCGGACTATTATAACGCCGTGGTATCGGAGTATCAGGTAGCCAAGATAGACAAATTACAGGTAGCCGCTTCCGAGAAGGATATAGGCGTAATAGTCGGCACGGGAACGAACGCCTATCAGATAATAGACTGCCCTATGCTGTATGGCTATACCGATGCACAGATAAGACCTTATGCAGAGGTTATCTATAACCGCTTAAACTCTTTTGCGGCGTTTACGCCTGTCGAGTTGGACGCAAAGGGCGATTGGTCTTTGGAAGCGGGCGACATGATAAAGGTAGTCACGGACGATGGGACTTACACCTTCCCCATTTACCGCATGGACTTGACCTTTAAGGGCAGGGCAAGGATACAGTACATAAGCTCCGGCTCCCCCTCACGCCCCGCCATAAGCGCGGAGAACCGCCGGACGCTCATAGCCGGACGCGCAGCCCATGAAATAGAAATGACCGTTGAGGGAATGAAACAGACGGTTACACGGGTAGCTTTCCTGACCCCCGTTGAATCCGACACCGACCCCTCTTTAGGGTGGGACGAAGACCAGAAAACCGCGAATACGGGGTATCAATGGTACAACGATGGCAAGATAAAGGTATGGACGGGTTCCGCGTGGCAGACGGTTATATCCCCTAAATACAATCAGACTGCCACGCCCACGGGCGCAAAGGAGGGCGAATACTGGTACAATCCCTCGACAAAGGAAATAAAGCGTTACACGGGTTCGGCGTGGGTGGTAGATAACACCGTATGTATGCCTACCACGTGGACGCAGAATATGCAGACGCAGCTTGAAATAACCGCCGAGGGGTTGTCGAGTACCGTCACCAAGGACAACATTATTTCCACCATAAATCAAAGCTCGGAAGCGGTATCAATAAGCGCGTCAAAGATAAACCTTAACGGCGTTGTCACGGCAAACAACAACTTCAAGATAGATACAAACGGCAAAATGACGTGCGTAAACGCCACCGTAAGCGGCTCAGTGACCACCGGCAACCTTACGGCATCAGGCGGTACGATTGCGGGGTTTACAATTAATGGTGATAATTTGAGCGGCTCCAAAGTACAGCTTTATTCGGATACTTATAATGGCTGTATAAAGCTTGGCGGAATTGAAATCTCAGGTGGCTATAATTCAATGATATCTTATTATCTATACGTTGACGGAGGTATATCTGCCAATAATATTTCCATGGATAGTGCATTGATAGATGATCGTATATTTATGTATAATCCTCCCACAGCCAGTGGTAGTTCCAACGTAAGGCTTGTTCAACAGGCAGACGGTAGGTATTCCCTTGGTATAACTTCTTCTTCCAAACAATATAAAAAGGAGATACACGATATCAGGGAGTATGACAGCGTAAGCGACAGGATAGACCGCGTGAGGGCGGTCACATACACTCCTAAAAGCGGCTTAGACAAAGGCCGCTATTTTTACGGCTTTATCGCCGAAGAGCTTGAAACGGAATTTCCGTGGCTGGTAGATTACCAAACTGACAAAGAAACGCGGGAGGTAACGGCTGAATCGGTGGAATATGACCGCGTTCCTGCTATTCTGTGGGCTGACGCACAGGCTACACATAGCCTGATTAGACAACTTGACGAAAGGATAAAGAGGTTAGAACAATGACAGACGAACAGAAAGCCGTTATACAAGCGATAATACGCACACTTAATACTTCTATACCTGTTGTATCAAAAGCGGACTTAGACGCGAAATTAGGCTGTATTCTGGCCTTAGAAAAACTTGCGGAGGACGAACAATGCACAGAATAACGGTTGACGGAAAGTATCTTCTCACCACCCCTATACAGTCCCTTGTTATCGAGGGCGAAAGTCTGGCGGATACCGTCACTATCAGCATACCCTTAGATTCCCGTGATGTAGACCTTGCCGCCGCAGGTTTCACCATAAAGGCGTACTGGCCCATGGACGGCACGGAAGCAAGGTATGTGCTGTATAAAGATGTGGGGGAAGAAATAACCCTTACATGGCATATCACGCCGCTGTTTACGGGCAAAAGGGGAATGATGAACCTCACGCTTTTGGCCAATCTGGCGAACGATGAGAAGAACATCATAGCCAAGTGGACGGGAACGCGGCCCATTGAGATAATAGCCGACCTTCCCGGTTCTAATCTTCCCACCCCCAGTGTGGCGGAACAGCTTCTTGCCGAGGTTCAGGACTTAGTATCCCAGGCGTTAGGCGCGACAGGCCCCACAGGCCCCACAGGCCCCACAGGCCCGCAGGGTGAAAAGGGTGAAATAGGCCCCACAGGCCTCCAAGGCCCGCAGGGTGTACAAGGCCCCGCAGGAATACAAGGCCCCAAGGGCGAACAGGGTATACAAGGCTTGCAAGGCCCCCGTGGTGAGCAAGGCCCTACCGGCCCGCAAGGCCCGGAGGGCAAGAAAGGCTTGCAGGGCGACGCTGGCCCCGTCGGCCCCCAAGGCCCCGAAGGCAAGAAAGGCGATAAAGGCGACAAGGGAGAAACGGGCCCCAAGGGGGATACGGGAGCCACGGGCGAACGAGGCCCCGCAGGAGCGCACTATACGCCCTCTGTGACCGCTGACGGCGATTTATCGTGGAGCAATAACGGCGGGCTGGAAAACCCCGCCACAGTCAATATACGGGGGCCACAGGGCATACAGGGAGACAAGGGCGACACTGGCGAAGGATTTGCCGTGTTAGGCTATTACGCTTCCCTCTCCGCATTACAAGCCGGAGTATCTAACCCCTCCGCTGGTGACGCTTACGGCGTGGGCGCGGGCGAACCGTATGATATATATATCTGGGACGGCGTAAACTCCAAGTGGGTAAACAACGGCCCCTTGCAGGGCGCGAAAGGCGATCAAGGCCCCGCTGGCCCTAAGGGCGACACGGGCGCGAAGGGCGATACTGGCCCGCAAGGCCCCAAGGGCGAAGCCGCCGGATTCGGCACACCGACCGCCACAGCGACTACCCTTGACGCGGGAGTTCCCGCTACTGTGGAGGTGACAGCTTCCGGCGCAGATACCGCAAAGGTATTCGCCTTTACGTTCGGCGTTCCCAAGGGAGCCAAGGGCGATACTGGCGCAAAGGGAGAGCAGGGCGCGACTGGCGAGCAAGGTCCTAAAGGCGACCCCGGCGCAAAGGGGGAACAGGGCGTTAAAGGAGACCCCGGCCCTTACTTTACCCCCTCGGTATCCGCAGAGGGCATACTCTCATGGAGCAACAACGGCGGGTT